GCCTGTGTCGGCTGTAATTGTTATTGTTTTTGAACCTGCAAAAAATGGGTCGGCTGCTACATTATCATAATCAATAGCAAAATCACTATCGGCAAAGAAACTTTCAAAGATAGATGACAAATCGAAACGGCAATATCTATCAATGCAGTTTCGCTTTAAAGTGATACCATTGCAGGCGATTGTAACCTCTTGTGTGGCTGCATAACCTGCACCGAGCGTTATCTCGAAGAAATTAGGACTGAAAATGTATGTGTATTCATCAGGTGCAATTACTGTGAAATTAAACGGTGCTGTTGCTCCTGTGTGGTTTATGGTTCTCATTTTATAATGTTTGTATTAATGATTATATTGCTTACTTTTTCGGTTATTAACTGAATCGTTTTTGGTATTTCGTTTGAATAAATATCTTTGCGTCCACCTTTTCGGAATAGTACTGAACCTAATTCATGTTGTTTGTTTGCTGCATACCACGAAAAGCGGGCACGTTCTGAGTTGTTTGTGAAGTTTAATCCTTTTTTTTGAGACCATGAAAAAATATCGTTTCTTAAAAATATCGTATCTTTTTTTCTCGATTCTTCGGGGCTGATACCTTTTTCCTGATTTTCAAAGTAATCCAATGCCCACAACGAAGCCGAAAAGTCAGTACTTTCAACACGCATACTCTTGATAAGGTTACCGCTTGCAACCTGATTAGCTGTTTGCATATTTGATTTAATGCGTGTTGAAAGATTTTCCATTTCTTCACGCAACGTCCGTTCTATACTTATCAATTCTGGCATATCGAATATTTACATTTCAGATTAAATACATAACCGTATTCATTGTAATTGGTTTGTTCCCAATTCGGGAACGGTCGTTGTGTTATTGTTACCTCAACCCCTGCGGTTCGCATCGCTTCCCTAAATGTGATAAAGCGGGTCATTATATCCTCAAGGTTGATGTTTAATTGTTCGCTTGTATGCTTAGTAAATCCAACGTGGATAATATACAGCGACATTTCACGCTCAACACGCTGCATCGGGTCGAACATAGGTTGCAATGTTTCATTGAATGAGCGAAGTATGCAAGGCAATGTTTCCATTGCTCTATCTACTTTTATGTTGCGGTCTTTATTATCGAAAACAAATAGCCATGATAAACCCGCTGTTTTGGCTGCTGCTTCAAATATGGTGTCAAAGGTTGTCATTTCTTGTTGATTTTATCGGATATTACTTTATTATATTTCCGTTGTTTGTTTGCGTTCTCAATATCAATCTTAAAAACGAACTTGTAAACTACATTCGGCTGTCGTGCCGCTTCGTCCATGTCGGCAAATCCCTGACGGCGGGCGAAGGTGTCTATCATTTTTTTGACTGCCAATGGGTCTGGGTCTCCATATCCTGCGGCTCTTTCTTCTTTGGTTAAATCTATTTTCATGTTTGAATAGTCCTTTGCTTCCTTCTGAATCCATTCGTTTACGCTGTTTGCGAAGTTGTAAAAATCAATTAACGGACAATTCAGTAACCAACGTTGTGCCCATTTATCAGAATGTTTATACAGTTTTCGCTTCCATTTCGGCAACTGTGGATAAAAGAAGATTTCACATATCGCCATGATCCGCTCTGAGCTTTCTTTTATATCCCACAACCACGCCAAATTTATAAACGGCACGTCTGCAAATGCAACTGGTTTTATGCCTCTGATTTTTTCAGGTAATGGATATTTGGAACACTCTTTAAGTATATCTACATCGGCAAGATTTATCAGTATGGCAAGCCTCTCCATTTCTTTGAGCTTGGTTTTGTCGGTTATTCGTACCATCGTTAAATATAATACTGAATTTTATATATCATATCGTTATAGTCTGTCGGGTAGTCAGTATCAAGTCCGGCATTAACAAGCACCTCACGTATTGCAACGTTTTGGCGTACCATGTCATTCCATATAAGAAACAATCTATCCTGATAGTTTGTGTTTGTTGAGTGTTCAGATGTTTTAATCTGTTCACCTGCTGCGGTGGCTCTCGATTGGTAAAACGGAAGTACTTTACAGAACACATAGTTTGTTATCGGACTGAACTTTGCATCGGCATCGTTGACAAGATGCGCAACTTCGTCGGGAATTAGTTCACCCCCGAACAGCTTCGTGAGGTATTCTTTTTGATATTTAGTAATATATCTTTCGAGTTCTTGTTGTTCTTTGTCGATTGCTTGCCCTGATGCATAGCTTGTCGTTCCTGTCAGATTTATGTATGGTAGTGCAAACGCTCCCCAAAAATAATCCGTTGTGATTTGATTTTCCATTGTTGCAATTTCTTAAAAATAAAAGGTAACCCTGTTTGACTGAATTACCTTTTAATTTGTTTATTTATAGTGTTGCGGCTTTTTTATTGATTAGTGTTCGTGCAAGTTCAACTGTTACTTCATGTTTTGTTCCTGTTTTCAGCAATGTTATTTCGACCATTCCTGAAAGTGGAAGCTCCGCTTGTTTTACAGGCTCGGCTTCCTTCAACTTTCGTGCTGCCATTTGTTAGTTATTTTCGCAAGGACATATCTATTGATGTAAGTTTTATCCTATTTGCAGTCGGAGTAACAAGTACTTTCAAATATCGCCAATACAATTTAGAACTGATATTCTGAAATATGACTGTCGTATCTGTTCCATCACCATGCCAAGTAATTGTGGTTATATCGGTATAACTGTCTGATGCAAATTGTTTACCTTGTAGTTTGATTGTACCTGTTGCATTTGCTGAGCTGTCGGAAACTTTTACTTTTACAGTATAGAAGAATCCATCAGGTTTATTCAATACAACGTATTTTGATAATGTTCCAACGCCTGTTGTTACCGTGTCAGTTGATAAACCTGTATAGCTCCAAATGTATTTGTTGCGGGTCAAAACTGTTTGCGCCTGTACACTTGTGTACATTGCAATGACTGTGATAAGTAATACTAAAAACTTTTTCATTTTGCTTTTTGTGTTTGATTGTTTGTAGTTATAAGGGTGTATGTTTCAACACCCTGAATTAATTGTTAGGCTTCTTCTTCTGTCAAAGCTGCAAGAACTGTTGCGGTGTCAAGTTTACACCAAGCGTTTTTGGTGATTGTAGGCAATTTTAGGTTCGAGAATACTTCACCCACGATTGTTTCTTCGTTTTCGTAGAACTGTGTACCTGTTACACCACGACGGAGTATAAATATACTGTGTTGTTCTTTTACGATGTTCGAAGTTCCTACAACGATTGTGCCGGCTGGTACGTTGTTCGATATGAACGGACGTAAACCATGAAATGCAACTGCTTCGGGAACGTAAGAAATGTCGCCGTTTGAGTTTTGCATAATCATTGCTTTTGCAGCATCGGCAGGGTTAAGCATAACCATGTCGGCTTCAAAGTTGTTGTCAGAAACCCAAAGTTTACCTGCCTGAATAACCTGAGAAATGCCCGGACTTGCAAAGTATCCGTCAAGTGCTGAACTTGTGTAAGACGGTGCCCACGCTAATAGGTCTGTCTGAACGCCTGCGTTCCATGCACGAACTACCTGTCGTTCGAACATTTCGATAATCATAATGAACAATTGTTCCATGTCGTAGGTAAGCTCTTCGGTAAATTCAATGCGACCAGCGTATTTTTTGCGGGTTGCGTATTTCCACACGAACAGTTTATCAGCAAGTGTTTTTTCTGCTCCTTCTGAAACGGCTGCAACTGTGTTGGTGCTTTCGGTTGTTTGCTCCTTCCAAGACCATGTTTGAGGAACTTTCGACACCTGACGTCCACCGATTGCATCGATTATGAAGTTGGCAGGGTAAGCGATAACTGCAACCTCCATGTCGTCAAATACGTTGGTGTTGTTGATTGCCTGAGCTCCTGATAATACGGATGCGGTTGTCATTAATGCGGCAGCTCCACGTTTTGCTTTGAACTCAATAGCCCAACCGTTTCCACCTTTGCGGGCTGCAACGATTTCATCGCGGCGGTCTTCAAGCATTTTTTTCAGGTTGTATTTCGTGTTTTCGCTAAATCCACGATTTACATTTTGTTCCATGCTTTCAACCTTTTGCGATACTTTGCGGAGAATGTCTGCTGCACTTTCGCCTTCCTCAAAAACGCCTACTTTGGAAGCGAGTTTCTGAATAGCTGCATTGCGTTCTACTTCTTCGAGTTCTAATGCTTCACCAATGGCGGTGAACATTTTTACTTCTTCGGGTAACAAATCGGCGGTAGCCTTGCCACGCACGATTTCAAGTACTTTTTCTTTTTTCATTTTGTTTTCAGTGTTTATTTGTTTTCTTTTTAAAATTTCTGTATCAGTTTGCTGTATTTTGTTTCCTGTTTGGCACTTTCGATTAGTTCCTGCTCATTTTTTTCAATGAATTTCGACCGTGCAACTTCTATTTTTGCGCCTACGTCATTTGGCACTGGTGCAAGTGATAGACTTTCAGGCGTCCAACGGATAGCTTTGTAAACGGGATATTCGTTTTGACTTCGTGTGATTTCGTATTTGTCAATCTTGCCTTCGATTGAAACGCTGCGGATAATGCCGTTTTTTATGTCTGATTTCAACGCTTCATCGGCTCTTGCACCAAGTTTAACACGAACAACTAAACCACGTTCGTCAAAGTCATACGTTGTTGTTATGCCTAAAATGTTGCAGGCTGATGTGTCATAAGGGTGATTGTCGAAAAGCGGCAAACCGATTTCAAGTCGTTTGCTGTCGATGTTTTCACGTTCAACGCCTAACACCTGATTGAAATACTCGTCGTTTTCATAGCTGTAACGGATTTGTCCGTTTTCAAACGGAACGGCAACGGCTTCGAAATCCCAATCAGCATCGGCTTCTGTTGGTGTGCTTATCTTCGCCCTGCAAATATATTTGTCGATTTTTATTTCTTCGTCTTTCATATCATATCATATTTTATCATTATTTTTTCAATTAGTTTTTTGGTGTCGGTTTCGGGTGCGATTGCTGCCAATGTCTGAACGTTTGCTAATTCGGCTGCGATGGCTGCCTGCCGTTGTGTTTCGTTGGTTTGCAAACAGCTAACAGTTGAGTAATCGGCTTGTATCGATAACTCTGCTTTGTCTAAGTGTGCCGTCTTTGTGAAAAATTCGCACACGGTTTGAACTACTGACATGATTGTATTTTCCCATACAACCCGCTCTGCTGTTTCCTGATTGTCGAATGTTGATTGGTCTTTGCGGCTTGCAAGCACAGCAGGTATCTGAAATGTGGAAGCTATTTTGATTGTATCTTCCAACGTTTCATCGAATGGCATAAGTTTTTGTATATCTGCCAAAGTGTTTACAAATTCCAACGGCACGCCTGATATTCCCCAAAAGTTTCTCCGTCCTGTTATTCCGTTGCGGTTGTTAATGTCTTTTAGTATATCCTCACGGTCACCACCAACGGCTGCATCTATTGCGGTGCTGTTTGTTTTCTTAACCAAATAACCCGCTGCTCCGTTGTTTGCGTAAACATTATATCTTGCGGAGTAACATGCTAACAGGTTGTTGATAGACCGAGCGGATTTAAAAAGCGGTGAACGTGCTAACAGTTGACTATCTTCTTGCCGTGTTTGGTCATATTGCAATATCTTAACTGTCGGGACAGGCAAGCGGTCGAAATAGCCTTCGTTGGAGCTGAAATTGTAATACCTGATTTCTTCAATCAAATCATTGAATGACATTACTTTCAAAGGGCTTACATTTCTGTATTCTTTGATTGCAATTAAATCAGGACGTAAAATATCTATTCTTGATATTGAACTGATGGACGGCTTGCGGTAACTTGATGGCACTGTGGCATAGCTGAAAACGTTACCGGTTGACAGATAGCTGAACACTGCCTGATAGAATAAGTCTGAAAAGCTGTACAGTGGATTGATTTCTTTTAGAAAACGTGTGTAATCTGGTTGCTCAATTTCTTTTCCGTTTTTGTCGGATATGAAGAAACGTAGTTTTGATGCTCTGTCAGCAATGAAATCAATAGGGTGATATATTTCTGAAACGGTGTTCGCAAGTAAGAATGTATTGTCGTCTTTCAGCTTTACTGGTATGTCGATATTTCCGACACTCTCGGAAGTGTAGTTAGCATTGTCAACTTCTCTTTCGATTATCTGAACTTGCTTTGACCTTATGAAGGAATCCCAAAAACCCATCGTTTGCGTTTTATTTTTTCGCAAATATAAGTGAGTTTTTTATTTTTGGTTACGGTTTTGTCCGCTGTCGGACAAAACTTTTTGATATTCTGAAAAAGTGATAACATTTATAACGTAACAGTTACCTAATTTGCGGCACTGATGGCACGTTGGTATCATGTTTGATTTTATCAAACGGATAACTGATTTCGCTGATTTGGTCGGGTGGAAGCGTTGGCGATATTCTTCAACTGTGTAAATCATAGAGTACTGATTTATATTTTCGTTTAACAAATTCTGCTGCGGTGGATAGTACATCAATGGCATCGGCTCTGTGCTTGTTGTCGCCGTCTTTGGTGTATGATGTTAAATCCTTGATAAATAATTTATATTCGGCGTTAGTTGTTTCGGCTTCTGATCTAAAAATGAAATACTGCTGAATAAATTCATAGTTTGAAAGTATGCGTACTTCTTTTTGTGCCGATGCTGTAATTGGTGATAATTTGGTGCTTTGTGGTAGTTTAATTTTAAACAGCTTTACAGCCGCAAGACCGACTCCGTTTGCTTCGACGATTAGTTGTTCCACTTTGTTGGCGTTAATCCTATCAGTGGCTCTGTATGTGTTTTCTTCGATGCCTAATTGTGAATGTATAACGTCTTTCACAAAAAAGTAAACGTTGCTTTCATTTGCTACTACCTGAATTATTGCAAATGAATATTTATCGCCTCCTTTGTCGGCTGGGTCGCATACGGCGAAGGTGTATGATATATCTTTTTCGGGTGGTTGATAGTCTGTAAATTTAATGCTTTCTTTCGGTAGTAATGTGCCCTCAATGTCGTAAGGTTGCTGCATGTATTCCGCTGCCCATATCGATGGTGTGATTGATTCACGGATTTTCAAATATTCCTCTGTTGTTTTTACGTCCTCGCAAAATGATTGATTATCGTCTGTTAGTGCTGGAATTATGATAACGTGTTCAAGTTC